ATCGCCGTAAAATACACGCCATCGATCTGACAGTAAGGTCTCCCGAATGTGTGATAAGTCCTGTTCCTGAACGCCAAGACATTACTGGGAAGAGTGCAGCCATTCTCGATAACAGTGTCCACTGCTCTCAGGCATGACTGCGATGGCACTGTTGTCCTGACCCTTGAGGCAGGACTGAAAACTCCGCTTTCCCAGATGACCTGACTTGCCGTCTTGTGGTATCGGTTCATCCTGTTGATGATTACCGACACAATGGCACACTGGCACTCGAACGAACAGGATCCTGCTTCCAGGTATGTCAGCGCTGCTATGTTCCGTCTGTCATCTGTTGACAGGCTGACAGATACCACAGATCTGGGGACCGGTGTCGGTGTCGGCAGATAGTTATTGAGAACTTCCACGTCTTCCGTCATGTCGTCCAGGATCTGACGGTGCATCATCAGGCGGATGGACTGAAGATTAGTTTCTGTCTCCAGATCGGTTATCCTGGCTTCTGCTTCGTCGAACCTCATTTCCATCTCGTTCTGATGATCTGCAATCTGAGACTCCTGTGAGGCAAACATGTCATTGACCTGACTTTCCAGCCGTGAGATCTCGTCTTCTGTACCAAACACCACCAGCAGAAGAAGAACCCACGTCAGGCAGAGCATTGATATGACGGTACTGTCCTTAATCTTCATGGATTTCCTCCTTTGGAATAAACGGATAGACGGCTTCCAGCGCCTGAAGATGGTATTCGTGAGTCTGGGACTCTGAATAGTAGATCTTGTCTGCAATTTCTGACCATCCGAGCCTTGAAGCGTAGCGGTATCTCAGGACCGCATTGAACTTGTCCATCTTCTCTGTCCCCGACAGGTGGTTAATGACCTCTTGCGTCCTGATGTCTTCAGCTGCGAGCTTCTCTTCTTCCTCATCTATCTGCTGGGATAACATGGAATATTCAAGCATCCTGGTCTCTGTCGCGTTGCCTGAAGTCGAAGTGAACTCACGATCTCCATACTGGGCGACACCACTCATGGAAGCCTGGACCTTCTCGCGCTTGTGCCGGAGCGCGTCTATCTTCAGCGAGATATTGTATGCCCTGTTGAGCCAGAGTTTTGCATAATACTGGTTGTCTGTCATTGTTCTGACCTCCGTAGTCCTAAGAGCCAGTCCGCGGAAGTATTGGTCTCGGCACAGAACTTCACCATATAGCCAACGTGCATATTGCTTTTGTTGCTTGACCAGTAAAGGACCTTACGATTAAAACCACAGGCTCTGGCGATCTCTGACTTTGACCTGCCGTCTTTTTTACACGCTTCGTCAAGTCTTTCCCAAAAACCTTCAATTAAAATTGTTTTGTTCATAATCTACCTCCGAAGTGTTTATCAACTTCCTCGACCTTTACCCAAATAAACGGACATTCCGCATATGTCTTGATAACACGTTCATCAACCACCTGAGAATCATCGAGCCAATATCCGCATTGAGTCATGATGTCCTTGAAGAGTTTGATGTAGTTGTCAGTATCAGGGCGCGTTGTCTTATACTGTCCCCACTTGCTCTTCTCCTTCACTCCAAAACCAAACCAGACGGAAAGTTTGATCGGTCTGTCTGAAGGCTTTGCCGGAGCGAAGGGTTTCAACTTCAAATAGAACACCTTTTCCGCAGCCAGGACGTTCGCCTTCTTGAAATGGACTCCCGTGTAGCGGTTGTAACCCTTCTCCTGGCTTGTGGCCTTCGGGAGCTCAGTGAAGTCCAGTCTGAATTGATTTACCATGTGTTCTCCTTTCTATTGCTTCTGTTACCTGTCTCTTAAACTGCGAATCACCTGTCAGATCATAGATGCACTCAACGGCGCGGATCAGGAGCTCATCCATCGGAGCAGTGTCCGCATTCTTTGTGAGATATATCCTGGCATCCGTAGAGTCAGATATCCTGACGGCATTTTCACGCAGCTGCTTTGTCCAGAGCTCATAAGCCTCTGTGTACTGTTTAATCGTCGGAGGACGTTTTTCGAAGTGATGTGGCATTTTGCGCCTCCAGATGATCTGCTATTGCTGCGAGCAATTCCACGATATTGATAAGAACAAGGAAGTAATCTGATTCAGTCCACTTCTCATACAGATTCTCGTGAGAGTTTCTGTATATTTCTTCTATTCGTTTTGTGTGCTTCTTATTTTTCATTTCGAATCTCCTTTCTGATTTTTGCTCGGAGATGGTTTCTGGCAGGAAGATCTTTTCGGAGGGGGCAGAGTTTCAGCTGCCCCTCCAAAAAGTCTGCCTCTGGCCTTCCGGAAGGAAGGAATATATATATACCATCTCCGCGCTTTCGGAGAAGATGGGAAATTCCCTTCTCCGAGCGAATTCCGAATCTTGTCACTTCAACCTCCGAACGAGTCCGTTTTTACACTCAAATTCACCTCCGAAAAGATGGATGTAGTTCTTCAAAGTCTTGTCTGATACTTCGCAATAGACACTGTGAGTCATATCAGAAAACTTCGCTATTCCGTTTTCCTCAACATCGAGGAAGCAAGCCTCAAACATGTCCTTCTTGTCCTGATCCGACCTCTGTCTGTTCGGTGACTGAATCCTGTGTGCTTCAGCTGAGCCTTCGACTGCTGCGCCATCCAGGATGTGAGCAGTGTCCAGGATATGAAGCGGAAATTCAAAGAACATGTTCACCGGTTCAGGTGTCCTGAACGATCTGAGGACCATCTCCATCTGCAACGGGATAGGAACGTCTCCGTTCATTACATGGACCAGTTCCTTCTGGTTCGGATCAAGGACCAGTGTCGAAAAGTCTATGATCGCGTCAGCGTCACGGGCAAACACGCCTGATCCTGATCCGCGGTCCATCGCCTTCTTGCCACCCTGAGTCCCTTTTGCATGATGGTGAACATATATGAGTGATGCGCCGGTCTCTTCTGCGATCTTGTCGAACAGTGCGCAGAACTTACCTATTGCCTCAGCATTGTTCTCGTCTCCGCCGTTCACTTTGTAAACGGGATCCACGATGATAGCCAGATAGTTCTGGTTCCTGCACCGTCTTATGATCTTCGGTGCGAGCTTCTCCAATGTCTCCGCCTTTCCTCTTAAATTCCACCATTCAAAGTTATCCTTGCCTTCCTCTGATGCAGGCTTGCCGTATGCCTTGTAGATGGCCTTATAGCGAGCCTCAAAATCGGACTGCATAACTTCAAGGTTTATGTAGAGGATCCTGCCCTGCATACACTGATGACCTAACCATTCCCAGCCTTCCGCAATACATACGGCGAGGTTTGTCAGAAGACACGTTTTGCCTGACTTGGAGTCACCCGTGCAGATCATCTTCGCGCCCTTCTTCAGAATGTCGGCAATAATAGCCGGAGGTTCAGGAGCCGGAGAGTCAAACATATCTCTTGCGGAATGGATCTGAGGAAGGTCATCATCAAAACCTTCTATGTGATCTATCCACTCAAGCCAGGAAGAGCATCCGATCTCCGTTGCCAGGAGTCTTTGTGTCCTTCCTTCTCTGATCGCGCCCGGAAGTCTGGACAGTCTTGCTTCGTTCTTGTTGTTCTCGTCAACGACAAAACCGTGTTTTGCGAGCCAATCAAAGAGGAATAATGTTCTCTGCTTATATTCAGTCGCATCCTTCGCGTCTATCTTGATGGCTGCATGTACTGATTTACCGCCTGACTCGACCAGTGTAGCTATCGGCAGTTTGAAGCCGATCAGGAGCTTCTTCTGATCTTCGATGGAGAGCGTGTCAGACTCTGCAAGCGCATAGGCGTATCTGGTAACGTCTTTATTGTTTGGTCCCTTGGCAGGGTTTAACCTGATCCAGGCACCGGCAGACTCGTTGATGGTTCCAAACGCATCTTCAAGGTTCTTGTATTTGTTCAAGTCCTTGATGATGTCAGAACACTTGCGGACTACACCGCCTGATGCAGGCTTCCACTTCTTCCGTTCCTCATCCCACTGCGCAGTAGTTACAAAACTGACAGTCTCGTCAGGCTTGAACAATGTTTCCAAGAACCTGATCGCCATCTGATATGTCTTCTCTTCAGGTTTAACCTGGATGGTGAGCTGCTCTTCATACGCATCAAGTCCATCATCCCACTCAAGCTCATAAACTGGGTTATAATTGTTATATTGCTTAGCGAGGTGAACGATGGTCCCACCGTTTACGCCGGAGTCTTTGAAAGTCTCCCACTTCTTCTCGCAGTCTCCGGCGTGATACCTTGAGGCATCTCTTCGGGACCAGTCATCCCAGACCGAGCAGGGATGGCCCTCGGCTTTAAGGGCCATTCCCACTTCGATCCATTCGGCATAGGTCAGCCGAGAGGGATCCAGCGCATTCAAAGCATCAAGCAACGAGTCTTTCATACTTCAAAGGGCATATCGCTGGGAGCACTGTCAGCCTGAGATGCAGCAGTCACGATGTAGGCATCAACTTTGGAGTTTGTCTTGCCGTTGTATTCCTCATGCTTGATCTTGACTCTGCCGTGCTTTTCCGTGACCTGATTCCAGGGCATTGACTTCAGCTCTGTTCCCTTCTTCTTGAGACCTAAGCACTCAAAGAACTGCGCGATCTTCCACTTCATGTTGGACATCAGAACAATGTTGTCGAATACCTTGTACTTGTGTCCGTTGTAGTTGATCTCCATTGTGATCTTGGCCATCTTGTTACCCTTTGAAGAGAATGTCTTCTCCAGATCTACGACCTCAAAGTCATACTCGCCTACGGGCAGGATGGCAAACTCTTCTGTGGAGACTTCGGCTTCAATGCCGTCATCCCAGTCCATCTCTTCTGCTTCCAACTTCTTGATATCTTCCTTAGCCATCTTATTTGTTCTCCTTTACATAGTTTTTAATAAGTTCGTAGTTTGATTTAAGAGCCTCTTTGTACTGATCTGGATAGTCCTTCGGCTCAAGTGACTCAAATTCCGGATGCTTGCCTCTGGAGTCGTTGAAAAACTTGATATCCTCCGACGTGACTCCGTGCTTTTCCATGTAGGTAATGAATGCGTCCTTCTGCGGAAGCGGTCCGTCAAATTCCAGTTCCTTGATCTCGACATTCTTGAAGAGCTTCTCGATCTTCTTGTAGTCCATCTCCATCTGATCCGGCAGACCGTATCTGTTCTTTGCGTCCCAGCACGGATGATGCGACGCATACATCACGCGCTTGCCACCTGTTGCCTTCTTGCTCTTTGTGTTCTGGTCAGTGATAACGTCTGTCTTGTAGTTGCAGAAAAGGACCATATCCGCCCACTCCTTGAGAAGTGGTGAACACTGCTTTGACAACTTCATCTCCCAGCGGTCATAAGCTCCTAACTCGTCAGGCTGCTCAAACTTTCTCATCTGAGCGTGTGCCGTGAAGACTACGTTTATGCCTCTGTTGATGAGCTTGTTGCAGATGTTTAGCATCTTGGCAAATTCTTCTTTGAGGTATGTGTAACCTTTGCCGTAACCTACGTCCTCAATACCTGATACCTTGAGCCTCTTGCACACTTCCTTCGCGCAGAGCTGCTCTGCCCAGTCAGCCGTGTCGATAACCAGTGTCTTGCACGGTGCCTCTGCAATAGCATCATCTATGCAGTCGAGGATGTTGTACCAGGACTCAGGTGTGGGATATCTT